TAAGGTCATATTTTCTCGCCCTCATCAATACGATCACAATATGGCTTGCACGCATAACCATAGACTGTAGCACCATGACTGATTGCATCGTCATACATACGTCTGCAACCTTTTTCTCTAATACTGACTATTAAATGCTTCCCACAGCACCAGCATTGATTTTTAGGTTGTTTATTTCCGTACTTTGATCGCGGGTATAAATTCATATTTTAACCCTCGTATCTTGCAGTACAAACGATGCTGAGCAGACTTTAACGCCTGTCCTGCCTGATATACCTTTTCTTGTAAATTCGGCAGGTGCAACCCAGTCTGCCTGAAAAGCAGGATAGTAATAAACGCCACCGTTAAGCTCGCGTGGCGTTGTACCTGTTACCGATGTTCGTGTTTTTGTCAATGCAGTTTTGCCATACTCAAATAGCTCTTCAGTTTCATCAAATAAACTTACAAACAGAGATCCTGTATTAGCCCGTCTTGCGTAGTCTAATCGTTCCCAGATTGCTTGGATTTGGTCATAGTCAGTTTGATATAAATCTACGGCGATCGTCCACAGATAAGGTAATTCAAAGCTTGTACCAGCTTTTAGCAAATTGCCACTTACTGCATAGCTATTTTCATTTATAAATGTTTTGCGCGATCGTGGCAAGTTTGCGCTCTTCCAGTATCTGAGCGTTACCGAAAGTTCGGCATAAGTTAGCGTAAGGTCGTAAAGTGCCATGGTGCTTAAAATAAAGCAAATTGTTATTTATGGCAATAATACAATTTAATGCTAAATTAAATTCAGCGATGTAGAGAAGTGATCATCTCATCTGGTTCATATCCAGAAAATCGCAGGTTTAAATCCTGCCATCGCCATTTAAATAATAAAAAAGCGCTCCAACCATACAGGGGCGCTTTGTTTTTTGTAATCCTAAATAATTTTTTTGCGGTATTATAGAGGGGTCGTCTACAAATAAATATTTTCTTCTTATGGCTATTGTACCAGATGCAAGTTTAGGCGCTGTCTTTAATCGATCAATTGTTTTATGGGCGGATGCTCATTTAGTGTATTCTGAAGGTAATAAAATTCAAAGCGGTATTGATTTGAGACACCCAGATTCTTTGATTGCCTCATACATAAAATTCTGTGAATCTCAATCCATCACATCGCTCAAATTTCAGCGGTTTAGCCATGAGCTTATTAAATACTTGAGGGGAGGAAGTCACTGGAAAGTCCACAAATGCAGAGATCCGAAAGGCACTTATATTTTAAATATTGATTTTGCTTAACGAAAAAAGCTTTACCCAATGGGTAAGGCTTTTTTAAATTGTCAATCCCCCATGCTTTTACATTTAATCGCACCGTGGAACCCTTGCTACCGCACAAATTGCAGATATAGCGCCTTATTTTTAAAAAACTTTTAAATTTATTTTTAGAAGTTTTTTTTGTAGGAATTATTTTTTAAAACTAATATGTATGATGTGTCATATATATATTTTTTATTTTATAGCTATATATCTGCAATTTGTGCGGTAGCAAGGGTTTGGTCGTGTTTTACATCTGCATAGCATCTGCATAGCATCTGCAAAGAAAGCTAAAAACAGCAAAGCGCCAAGATGCTACAATTGCGTGAAATGTGTATGTTAAATATGTGCCTAAATCAAATGCTTTTAGCCCTATAGATTGGATCGCTGTTCGTGCTGAGTATGAAGCGGGGGGGATTAGCTTAAGGCAGTTAGCTCAAAAACTAGGTGTAAGCCGTTCAACGCTTGAAAGAAAATCTAGTAAAGACAAGTGGGCTAACAGTGAAGGCAGCGTGAAGGCAGAGGTGAAGGCGGAGGTGACCGCAATGGTTAGAGCTAGCGTGGTTACTCAAAGAGTGCAAAATGCGCTAAGCGATTTAGACATGATTAACAATGTGATTGCAAGCACTTATGATGCGATACGAGAAAACCCAGACTCATTCAAAACATCAGGCGAAGCGATCGCCGCTTTAGATCGTTTGTTGAAAGTTAAACTTGAATACAGCGATGAACACATCCAGAAATGGTTATTAGATAGGGGCTATGCAGCAATTCCAATATCCGAACTTGCGACACAAAGCGAAATGGGAGAAATCGAAGCCAAAGCCGAAATCCAGAGAAACTGAACTATTAAACATTTGGCAACCATTCCCAAATACTAATAATGAATTTGCATATCAGCATATCGCTGATGAATTATTCTACGGAGGCAAGGCGGGAGTGGGCAAAAGCATATTGCTACTTTTGTTAGCTAGAGATTCTAAAAGCTCACTTGTTTTACGGCGTGAGTTCCCACGAACAAGAGCGCTTATTGAAAAGTCAAGAGAGATATTTCAGACAAGCGATAGCTCAAGACTAAAAAATAGCTTTAATGAATCGTTGCATCTATGGCGCTTAAAGAATGGCGCGACAATTGAGTTTGGTGCGATGCAGTATGAAGAGAGCAAGAATAAATATCAAGGGCGTGAACATCAGCTTAAATTATGGGATGAAATAACAGAGTTTAGCGAATCACAATATAGGTTTGCTAATATTTGGTGTCGTGACGGCGATCCTAAAATACGATGCAGAGTAGTGGTTACTGGCAACCCGCCCACGACAATAGATGGTGAATGGGTGATTGATTATTGGTCGCCATTTATCGATCCTGATTTTGATGGCGATCGCGCTGAAGAGGGGAGCTTAGTTTGGTATGTGCGAGTAAAGATTAATGAAGAGGATAAAGATTTAGAGATTGCGAGAACATCGGTAGAGGAAGTCCGCGAGCATATAAAAAACAACACTTTGCCAACACGTCCGACCTATGCTTATAAAAACCCAGACACTCAAGAAATAACAATATTAGAAGGACAATCACGATCGTTTTTATCAGGCAGTTTGCAAGACAATCGCGCCATGATTGCAGCAGGATACGATAAAAAATTACAAGCGTTGCCAGAATTTGAGCGGATTAGATTTGCTGAGGGTAAATTTCAGCGAGTAACTGAAAGCACAGAACTACAAGTTATCCCTACTGCATGGGTAATAGCAGCAATGGATAGGTGGGTAGCTTTTATGGGTACTAAAAGCTTAGATTACAATACTGCTATCTCTATCTATCGCACTAAGATGCAATCGCCTAATATGTCTTCTATGGGCGTTGACCCTAGCAGGGGCGGCGAAGATGATACAGCGATCGCCGCTAGATTTGATGATTGGGTCGCACCATTACACTTGACAAAAGGCAAATATGTAGAGGATGGCGATGCAGTAAGAGACATTATCCAAAAAATTAAAATCGGTAATCCACAGATCAATATGGATGTGGTTAGTATTGGCTCTAGTGCTTACGATTCTTGTAAAAAAATGGGTTGGCAATTAGTAGCAATTAACGGCGGCGGCGTGGCAACAGATAGGGGAGGACGTAACAAAATAACTGATAGGACAGGCTTACTGCAATTCAGAGATATGAACGCGATGCTAGCTTGGAAACTAATGGAGGCTCTCGATCCTCAGTATGGTCCTACGCTGATGCTACCGCCTGATCCAAAACTTAAAGCAGAGCTATGCAGCATTAGGCGATCGTCTATAGACGGCGGCGTGGTCACAATTGAAAGTAAAAAAGAAGTAAAAAAACGGTTAGGGCGATCGCCTGATCGTGCTGATGCTGTTAAGTATTGTTTACTCCAGACTTTAGCCACTCCTATAAACGACCCACGCTCAAAAGCAACGACTTTAGTTAAGGTCGAGGGATGGAATTAGGGGCGCTAATCCCTGCTAAGCGCTGTATAAAACGATATCCAAATCTAATTTAGATAGATCATAATAAATGCGAAATGGCTCAGGCAATTTTTCTAAAATATAAATTTTTAATCCTGAATTAGGGCGCATATGACTTGATAACTGCGATTTAAATAATGAAGTCATAGCCATGGCGATTGCAACAGGTCGGGAATCTATAGATTCAAAATCTTTTTGAAGGTTTTTGAGAATATCAGTTTGTTTGTTTTTGATTTGAAGAGTTAAAGGGCGTTTCATCTGTTTGCTGTGCGTTATTTGCTTGTCTACTTCTATACAATAACACATATAAAACAATTGTCAACATAATTATAAAAATAGTTTTTAGTTGCCATATCTAACAACTTGCTTTATTTTCGCAAATAGTGATCAAGCGAAAACAATGGCAACAAAAGAAATACATCGCTATTACAGAGAATCTAATACCGCTATAGATGAGCGTGGCGTTTTAGTGCGCCCTGCTTTGTTGATGATTGAAGGACCTATCCGTGATGTGTTGGGGCAAGTCACAAATTACACACGATCGCTAATTGATGAAATTGTAGAGGCTTCAAATGCTTACGCGAAATCTTCTGAGATCAAACTTTTTAATGATCACGATTACAGCCAAAGCGCTCGCATTGGATCAGTGACTGGAGCATTTAGCGCTCGTGAAATAACTAATGTTGATATTCCTGAGAATGGCGATCAGTCTGTAATCGGTAAATACGCAATCTTTAATGATGGCTTAGAGATTCGTTCACCTGATGCGATCGCTCAATATCATTCAGGATTGCTAAAAGAATTATCGATCGGGGTCGATCTAAAAGGTAATCTATTTGGCAAAAAAGTAATTTTTGAAGTTAGCGCAGTCGCATTTCCTGCGGTTGAGGGCGCACAGCTTTACGCTAAAAATGCAAACGCAATAAATCAATATGCTTTTACTTTTGAAGCAGCAAAGCGTCAAGTTGACGCCCCTCCTAACTATGAGATGGATATGGGGCATCAAGATGCGATGCACGCTTTTTCGATGGCAGTAAGTAATATAAAAAATGCTACTGACAAAGAATTGCCAAAACCAAAAGATAAAATGATTAAGAACGCGATCAGCGATCTTTCTACTCATCTGATGGCTATGCATTTACCTAATGCTAGTAAAGATGACGAGCCAACTGTACCCGTAATCACCCATAAAAAAATGACTGAAGAAATTACTCAATATTCAAGCGCTGACATTTCAGCAATGCAAACTGAAATTACACAGCTC